GGCTGCCCCGGTTCACGAAACTCTACCAAACAGGTGTACCCAAATTTATATGTGCCTATCGTGTCCTCTTCGACAACAAACACGCATGGGTCTCCCGCGAATAGAACGAGGTCTGCTTGTTCTTCTACTGGATTAGTTTGGTTTACGTATGCCCTTGGTGTCTGGTACAGTGTTATAGCCATCAGATAACGATTTCAAATTCAAGCGGCGTGGAGAACATTTTTTCGTTCATGTGGTTAGCCATGTCCTTAACCAAGGAGAGGTTCAAACTCGCCTTGTACTTGGCTATCAATCTCGGCATAATGTATCCCCCAAAGTCGGTTGGCTCAATGCCGTATTGATAGACGCTACGAACAATAATTGGTGTCATTTGGTCGTAGGTCATAAAACGACCGTCCAAGCCCCGCCATTGGATGCCTCGGTCTTTGACCCATTTTCGGATTGCGCTACTTATGCTGCCGCCGCCCGAACCACTGCCAAACTTAAACGGCGAGTCTGGTGCGCGGTTGATGTACGGCTTGGTCGCATACGGATGGGGGTTCTTTGGTGGCACAAACGGTCCCGCACCCTGAACTCCGTACTGTACAAACAGTCCGTAGAATTCGCTTTGCAACCCCATAATAATTACGTTGTCCTTAACCGACACCGTGTACTCCAAAGACTTGTGCAGTGCGCCCGTCGCGTTCTTGTCTTTCCGCGTCAATGTACCCCTTGCTCTTGACACCCAATCCTTGCCCATGCGGTCCAACACCTTTTGGGTATGGAACAACTTGATGTCTCCCGCAGACCTTGCGGAACTCCTTGCGGATGCATCGTACTTGAGTTTCAAGAACTTGTAGAACGCCATCAGACAGGGATGTTACACAACTCTAACGGATTGGGGACGCGGATACTCATTTGCGTAGACCAGCCTGTTAGCAGGTTGTCAAAGCGTTGAGCGAAGGGAGTGCATTGTACAGGCATTTCTAACCCATACACGGGGTCACCAAGTGTCAAGTTTCCGACACCCGTAATCGGCGATCCGATAGTGTTTTCCAAAACCGCGATAACGTCTTGAAGAATGAGAAACGTCTCCGTGTAGGAGTCGTCAAGCGTGGGCAACTGCGCCTCAATGGTGACGGTAGCCACAATGACCTCGTAGTTGAATGTCGTCACGCCCTCCTCCACGGCAGCCCCGGTGACTTGTGCGTATAGCAATGGGAACTCAGACATATCCCATTTGTTTACGTCCATCTCTTCCAATGAGTTCGTGTGGAACGACTTCAAGATTAAATGCTTCTCCGCTATGTATCGGAACTGCTCGTTGATTTCGGATACGCTACGCATCGACTTTTACATTTTGTGTGGCAGCTAAATCCTGCTCATAGCACAGAAAGGTAAGTACCTGAGCAACCGGGGTTACGGTCACTTCTTTGATTTTGAGAACATCCCCTTGAGCCAACGTGTGAAGCGTCTGATACCACCCCCACTTTGATCCGAGCGGCGAAGACGAGCCACCTTCTGACCATATAGGTGAGAATCTATCGCCAATCCCCTTCCGGTAGTCAAAAAAAAACCGAGCGCACCCATTACCGCATCCATTGGCGCATCCTTCATCACGCCAGTCTTTCTGTCCGACGGGCTGTATGGCTCGATTTCATACCACTCGCCGTTGTCCTCTGTGATACGCCGAAACATGACCGCCATGACCTGCGGCAAATGGTCGCCCATGCCTTTCACCGAGTAGGTCTCTAAGTCGATAAACTCGCCCGTCGATAGTGAGTCCCAATCCGGTATGAACCCATACGGCACACCCTTCAGGGTGAACCGAGGAACCAACTCATGATCCCGCTCGTGCGCGTCCATGACCCACTCCAGGTGCGAGACTATCTTGTTGAACTGCGCTGCGGTTAGTGCCGCAACCTGCGCCTCATCCAACCCCGCCAGCACCTGAACCGCTTTGGCGGTCTTCTGCTTGTCGGTTCGGCAGTTCGACCACTCTCGCTCAAGTTGCTTCCACTGAGCCACCGTCACCGAGGAGTAGTCGTTAGGTACTGATACTGTCGTCTTCATTGGATTACATATTGCCCAGTCTTACGGATCAACTTGTTCAAGCAAACGTAGCGCACACAGTCGACCCCGTGATTCCACTTGTCTATTGGTTCATTCAGCATACGGCTGTTCTTGTCTGTCTTCCACTTGTAGTTGCGGAACTCCTTTTGCACGTTCAGAGAGTCCACGTGGACGTGCAACTTGTATCGCCTCATCGCGTCAATACCAATCCGCACCGAGTCCGGTCCTTTCTTCGCGGGTTTGATGTTGAACCCCTGCCGATGTATCTCGTCGATGCTCTTCGGCTCTGCGCTATCTGCTATGACCTCCTCATTTCTTTGGATGCCCAACTCGCGAAGTCGGTTGGCTATGTCGGGGTTGGTGAGACCCCCGCTGTACAGCAACTCGTGGATGTATAGGTCGTTGCCTCGGACGTAGACCGCGACCAAAGCGGTGGGGTCATTGGTGTATCCCCAATCCAATCCGTATGCCACACGCTTCGCCCCTTCCGGTAAATCGGAGTAAACCGAGGTCTGGAATATGGTCTCTCGGCTAACGCCCCGCTCCCCAAGACCATAGATGCGCCAATAGTTATCGTCCGTGTCCTTGAGCCTCTCAATCTCCGCTATTATGTCTTTGCCCAGGTAGGGGTTGTCCTTGTATGTGGTACGGAAGAACACCGCGTCATCGCGTGGGATGATGTCGTCGTATATGTAGGAGTATTCGTCAGACGGGTTGTAGTCCATGATGATGCCCAACCCGCTTGGGATGCCTGTCGTCCTCAACGCTATCTGTTGGTAGAACTCATAGTCCAATTCGTTCGCCTCATTAAGAAACGCCAAAGTTCGGCGACGACCTCGGACTTTTTGGCTGTCGTCAGCGGAGATGAACTCAAACGTGTTCCCCCAAAGACTGTACGTCTGCTCGGTCTTGTTGTGATACTTCTCGTCGTACCACCCTTCCCTCTCAAGTATCTCGATGAAGTCCCGCAGTATTGATCCGCGCAGCGAAGGGAACGACTTCCGGACTACGGTGATGACCATCTGACTCTCTGGATTCAGATAGCACAGTTCGCACAGGCACGTCAGGATTGAGAACGATTTGCCACTACGAGTCCCGCCTTGATGGATTTGGATGCGCTTGTCCCCGGCGGACTTGAAGTCATAGTAGGTCTTGGGCTGTTTCATGTTCGCAAATCAAGTGCGAGAGTGGTGCGCATATTTGTGCTATGACAGAGAGACAGAGAGTACGCTACCTCAAGGTAAGCCTCCGCGAAGGCATCGACTGCTTCCGCAAGATTCGTTTCAGTTCCGCGTTCCCCCCCTTTGATTGGGTCGGCTACAACAGGGCGATGGAGAACTACCACTACACCCTGCGCCTGCGCCGACACTTGAGCGGATCCGACAAGGACTACCCTCGCTGCGAGAGGAACATCTAATCCATCCAACTGCTATCGACATGGGAGGTGTCCACCTCATCAAACCAAGAAGGCGGTTTGGGTGGAGCCTTCATTGTCACGTCTACCTCTTGCTGTTTGGGCAAGAAGTAAGGCAGCAGCCCAGTCAAGGCTTTGACGTACTTTTCGTCCGACTCCTCTCGCAAGCGATCGAGCGAGTCTTTTATGTTTTCGATTTCGCCCTCCATCACGTCTTTGAACAACGCCCTGGTTGCGGCAGTCACTTTGTGTGATGCCCCCTTCGGTCGCCCTGCCGGGTTTCCGCTCTGTCCTTTCTCAAATGGCATTAGCTGATGCGGCTGCGGTCGTAAGCGTGAACCTCACGCTCTATGGCTTTGAGAAAGGCTTCAGCCCCCTGCTCCACCGCTTCCTCCAAAATCCCCGCCGCACGTCGGGAAGCATAGAGTTCGTCCATTGTCGCGTATAGTTCTTCGGCGTAAACCCTCTGCTTTACCTCTTCTTCCCAATTGTAGGCTTCCCGAATCTGCGGAGACGCGCGAATCAGAAGGTCAATTATGTCGTCTTTACTCATGTTACGAATTTAAGGATGAGTAACCACCCCGTGACCAGAATACCAACGTACCCCCAAAACACCATGCGGTACGAAAACTCACTCTTCTTCATCGCAAGGCACATACTCGCAATGGTCGTAGCACTCTGGGCATAGACCCAAATCTTCGCTTGTCATCACAGGCGAGGCTCCGCAGCAGTCACTGACTACCTCTTCATTGTCGCGGTCTTTACTCATGTTCTTTCTTGTTGTTGCGCTGAAAATAGTCCGACATTATCATTCCCTCCAACTCAACAAGTTGGGTTTTGATTTCTCTGATTCTGTCCTTGTACGCTTGGAGGTCTCGAACCATGTCCTGCTGCTCCGGGTCTTTCATAGTTGTTGGTTGTTGTTTACAGTCGGATTGCAACCAATCCACGAACTCTTGGGGAGACTCGAACTGAATCCACTCCCCTCGGAACACAGTCTTCTTCTTGTGGGGGTAATAGTCCATCCCCAACACTCGGTAAATCCCGGCAGAGGGGTGCGTCCACGTCAATCCGTTGCGCGTGAACACTTGCTCTGCCCGCGCTCTGTTGTACCTCTTGGTGGTTTTCATCACAGGTAGCGGTGCGAGATGGCGGATATGGGCAGACCACCCTGTGCTTCCGGTGTAGCTGCGAACAACTCGACCAAACGGCTAAACATCCATGAGTCCTTCTTGACGAATACCGTGTCCATCATGTCAAACTTCATCTCTGCGTCTTGCTTCAGCACCCACTCCTTGAATGGGGGCGACAACTCGTCCGCGTTGTCTTCCGACCTAAACTTCTTATGCGTCCGTTGTGCGTACTCCTTGAGATTCATTGTCTTCTATTGCTTTGAATATGTTGTAAACGAGGGGAACCACCACGGCGTTCCCGTATGCCTTTATTGATTCTCGTCTCCACTTCGGAACGGTAATTCCGTCCAATCGTGTGGGAATCCCATCATCTCCGCCACAAACCGGGGAGACAGTTGGGAACCTGTCCCAACAGGAGCGAGCATATTCAGGTTCTTCTGCCTGTTCGCGCTCGTGGTCTTGTGTCCGTCCGCCGCCGAGGGTGTCGGTAGCGTTCCGTTCTTCAGGTCTTGCGCAATCATGTGATTCAGTTCCGACCTCCTCGACGGTTGCCCCTCTGGACGCTCTTTGTCCGTGCCGTTGTTGAAGCACCGAGCCGTTACCGTTGGGTACAACTTCCCGATCAAGCTGCGCCTCTTCTCTTGGGACCGTGGGAACATTGCATTCTTGCCGTCCTGTGCCGTTGGGGTCGGAAGCATCTGACTCTTCGCCAAGTCGTGCAGCTGCGCCGAGAACTCCGTCCCCCCTTTGTTCTCCCTTTTGCCGTTCTCGTTCACTTGCACCGCTCCCCCGCTTGCGTTCTTGGTCGTTGGCGTGGGGAGCATCCCCTGCACCTGCGTTGCCAAGTTGGGCATCATCGTGCCGTTGGGGTATTTCTCCATTCTCTTTTGGAACACCTCCAAATCCACCGCGTCCTCCCGTGT